AACAACTACAAAAAGAACGCTCTCAATTATTTAAAACCATTAATGAACGAGACTTAAAAAGCGGCTGAGTTAAAAGAATTCGTTTTCCCCTTTTTCAGACTCATTTATCAATTGGAATATACTATCCGGGCAAGGCGTCGATAACGCTGAACAAACACTTACAGGCGTGGTCTCTGGCGACTATGACGACTTGCCCAGGGAAGCCCTGCTTGAGCTGATCGAGCAGGCGGCTAATCAATTGGATATGGAGCGCTATGACAGCCTTATTTTAAAGGCGATGGATCAATGGATTATGATTAATGAGGGTTAAATGACGATAGCGCCAACGAAATGAGGAACAAACATGCTGACAATACAAATAAAATCGCCTGTGTTTTATTTAAATAGATATAAAGACTGGATATTTTCAACAGTACCGGTCACGGTAACTCTGCAATCATCCGATCCAACGCGAAAAATAGAGTTTTCAACTAACGGCGGAATCGAATATTTCGAGCCTGAAATCGATGTGACAACGCCAACTATGATAATCACGCATTACGATGCGCCGATTACTGACATCAAAATTACTGGGGCAATCGGTGATACTGTTGTGATGGTGAATTAAATGGGCTTTCCTGCTAAATACATAGCTACCGACCTGTTGGCGAAAATTAAAACCGTCGATGGAGACGGATCTGGGCTTGATGCTGATTTATTAGATGGGCATCACGCATCATATTTTGCGTTAGCGACATCTGTAAACAATATCGGCGTACCAGGGACGCAAGGGTTCGGTGTTGGGATTTGTCCATCGATACCCAATGGCTTTTTTGAGCTATCAGGTACGCGTGATCCGGCATCTGATAATTACGGTAATTATCAGTATTCTGATGGCTCAGTAATGGTTTGGGTGCCTGCGTTTTATTATCTATACGGTACTGGTAGCAATGGATTAGGAATAAATGTCGTAGACATTAAACCCTTTACGTACTTTACAAGTATAACTGCTGCGAATGCGGCCGGGTATGTGTTACATAGGGCGTTTTACAATGCAGGTGCGGTTCAACCTGGCTTATTCGTCGATAAATACTTATGCAGCAAAAATGGATCAATCGCCTCGTCAATAAAAAATGGTGCTCCATTGTCTTCTAATGCTGCTCACAATCCATTTTCAGGCGTGGGGGGGTATGCTAATTTTTATTACGGCGCTATCAATGTCGTAAAATCTAGAGGTAGCAATTTTTTTTGTTGTACCCAGTTTATTAGATCAGCTTTAGCACTGCTTTCTTTATCTCATGCACAAGCCGCCACGGGATCGGCTTTTTGCGCATGGTATGACGCTGCCGGTGTTACTAATTTCCCGAAGGGATGCAACAACAACGCACTAGGTGATATAAACGATCCAGCGTTAGCATTTACCTCTGACGGATATAGTAACTCCGCAAAAACAGGGTCTGCTAATTTTTTTGCGCGCACAACACACAACGGTCAAAACAGTGGAATTGCTGATTTAAATGGTTGTATGTGGGAAATTTCACCGGGCATTGTTTCAGATGGTGCTAATTTTTACGTATTAAAAACATCTGTAGATGTACGGTCAATAACTTCTGGAAATACATTAGCAACTGACGCTTGGGGAGCTGCTGGAATTGCGGCAATGTATGACAGCATTGGGGCTACGTATGGCGCGTTAACCGCGTCTAATTCGCTAAAATCACTGGGGTCTGGAGCGCAGGTGTTTAGTGGTGACGCTTCTGGTGCTGCTTGGGGCGCTACTGGGGCCGGAATACCTTTAGTCGGCGGGACGGGGGGGGCTAATTTATTCGGGAATGATGGGCTATGGGACTACAGGCCCAACGAATTGTGCCCGTTCGCGGGCAGCAATTGGGGCAGCGGTAACGGCGCTGGTGTCTGGGCGCTCCATCTGGGCGATGTGCGCGGCAACTCGAGCGGCAGTGTGGGTTGTCGGGCGGCCTTGTATCTATGAGCCCTGAGCGATAGCGATGGGGCTGCATTCGGAAGCACGGCTAGATAAGAAATTTACGGAGTTTGCGAAACTCATGAATATTTATCTGAATCATTTTCCAAGCCATGAAAAGCATGGCTTGGCTCTGGAGATTAGGCGAGCAGCTTATGATGTTTACGCGCTTATTATAGAATGTCAAAAACGCTATCACAAAAAAACGACATTAATTAATCTTGATATTCGACATGAGCAATTGCGCATGTTAATACGCCTAGCAAATGAGCTAGGTTATTTTGGGTTTAAGAATGGAAAAAAGGAAGAAGGCAATAATCGAGCTGAACATCGTTACTTAACGCTGTCTTTGCTCGTTGATGAACTGGGGAAAATGATCGGCGGCTGGATTGTCGCAGATCGTGATAAAAAAGCAGTGCGGGAGGTATCTTAACATGTGCCCGATCGCGGGCGGCAATTGGAGCAACAGTGCCAACGCTGGTGTCTGGGCGCTCAATCTGAACAATGTGCGCAGCAACTCGAACAACAATGTGGGTTGTCGGGCGGACTCGGTTAAGCCTCGAAACCTGAATCATAGGTATGGTGGAGCCAAGGGAGATGCTTTCCGGCGCGTAGCTAACGCTACGGCGAAATCGGCTGACTTGCGCATTTCTGGTAGCAACAGCACAGGCAGGAAGCTGCCTGAGTGTGAACGTCAGGCGCAAGATTTTTAATATGAAGAGATGCGGAAATTTATTTGAGCAAGCGTTTACCAGGGGTGCGCTTGCCAAGGCGTATCACGATGCCGCAAAAAGCAAGCGTGGCAAACGTGCCTGCTTTACTTTTGAATGTAACTTGGGAGCTCAGATTGATACGCTTTACCATGAATTACATAGCGGCACGTACCGCCCAAGACCCTATTTTACATTTACAGTATATGAGCCTAAAAAGCGTCTTATCTTTGCTCCTGCATTTAGGGATTGCGTTGTACAGCACGCTATATACCGCGTCATAGCGCCAATTTTCGAGCGAACTTTTATTGAACAATCCTTTGCCTGTCGTAAAGGTTACGGCACCCATAAGGCTGCAGACTATGCGCAAGCCAAGCTACAAGCCTGTCCGCGTGACAGTTACACGCTAAAGCTGGATATTCGCAAGTTTTTTTATCGCATTGATCGCGACATATTAAGGCGATTGATCGAGAAAAAAATAAAGGATGCACGCATGATTAATCTGATGATGAGATTTGCCGATCATGGTGAGCCGATAGGCATACCGATTGGCAATTTGCTATCTCAGTTGTATGCGCTAATTTATCTAAATCCACTAGATCATTTTATTAAGCGCGAATTAAAAATAGCACGTTATTGTCGTTATGTTGATGATTGTATTTTATTTGGCATTACCCGAGAGCGCGCAATAGAGTGCCTTCATAAAATAATCAATTTCATTCGCGACAATTTGCATCTGGAATTATCGAAGTCGACAATTGCGTCGATGTCTCGTGGCATCAATTTTGTTGGGTATCGCACCTGGGCAACGCGTCGCTTTATTCGTCGACGCAGTTTATATAATTTCCGAAAAGCGCTTAAGAACGGACGAATTGACTGTGTTATTTCAATTCTTGGACATGCCCGTCAAACACACTCATTACAATACATGATCAATTACACAAGAGATTTTTATTATGCCGACTATATACAGTTACCGAAAATATACAGATCCGCAGGTCAGTCGAACATTGCGGCTACCGGAAGAGCCAATCGCTCATAACGCTATCGGCACTGAGCTTGCTACGGTAGACGGAATAACTTATGTCAGTCTCCCCGATGGAACTGAGCTTCCTGCGGATCAGCCGCTTGAAATATCAGCAAGCATACAATCAATTATTTTGACGGATGCGTTAAAAACAGCAATAAAAGCGGCCAGCCCGCACGTCGAACTAATAAACAAGCGTGTAGTCGAGCAAGTACGGTCTAAATACAGTACAGAAGACGAAGCAAAATTTTCAAGAATCGGCGTAGGGGTTGCCTTGGGTATGTACACCTTCCTGGCTGGAGAGCAGGAAGAATTAGCGGTGTTCGGGAACTTTGTCCAGGCGGCCAGGGATTGGGGGCGAGCGGAGAAAGCAAAGCTTGGGCTTTAATAGCTATCGTTATTTAGTTGAGTCAATGGTACGACGCTTAGCGTCCAATGATTACTATAACAATCACAAGGCATAGCCCGTGTGTTTTATTGCACCTTGGTGGGCAAGCGCATCATCATGCCGTAAACAACGGGCAAGCGGGCATGGCCGTTCCCGTCATAAATCCGGTTTCCCGGCAACGGCCATCACTGAACGACGCGCAACCGCCACAAGTGGCGGCGCTGGCCGCCCCTATCAGGCTAAAGCTAGCCTCGCCCATCGCCTTGCTGTCCCGGTAACCAGAAAAGCACATCATTATAGCGTCGGCCAGATTGGGCGAGGCCACACCCTCCGGCGCTTTGCTGATAACCATCTTACCCGCGCCGTTGAAGCGGTAGGCGGGTTGCGACAGTTCCGTGGTCAGTTCCGATAACAGCGCTAAATCACTGGACAGCGAGATCAGTTCATCCGGGTCAAATTCGGCCCCGTTGACGGCTTTATATGTCGCATCAAAACGTTTCCTTAAGCTCCACCACCATTGCGCTTTAGCGTTGGCGAAATAATCACGGTTGCGCCGCCCGTCGTCGACGCCGGGGTTGACCGGGTCGTCCGGGCAGGTCACCGCATCGCTGCCTCGAAACTGTTTAGCTGGAATTTCCGGCAGACTATCGGCTTGCCGCTGTTCGTTGATGACGCGGGCGTCGCCCCTAACACCTGCGCCCAGGCCGTCACTGTCGTACAGAAAATACTCATGCCCCAGATTTTCCGCCAGGTTGACGGCGCGCTGCGTGGTACCGAAAATGTCGTCGACCGTCGTACCTTTCCATTTATCCAAATGCGTCAGGATAATGCCGTGGCGGCCGGCGTAAGCGTTCAGGTCGCGCCCGGTGTCGGCCACGTCCAGCGCACCCAGCGTTACGCCGCTGGGTTCAATGCCTAACTTGATATGCGCGTCAATGGCCGCTTGTACCCAGGACGACGGAATAAACGCGCCATCCACCGAGGCATTGTAGTTGCGGTCGATTTCTTGCGCGATGACAACAGGGTCTAGTTCCGCTACTTGTTTGGCGTACCAGACGTCGTCTTTCCTGGGGTCTTCGTGCCAGTCGAATATGAAAACATCCACCTTGCCGCCATGTCGTTTTTGCGCGAATGGGTTGCCCATGCCGTTGACAGAAGACAAATCAATCCGGCAATTTGTGGTTTGCGACAGCGCGGCGTCCACCAGTTTCGGTCGCTCTAGGAAGGCTGATTCATCAACAAAGTAGAACGAACAACGGTCGCCACGGCCTATGCCGTCGCCCGCTTCGCCGGTCATGGCCGAGCCGGTCTCAGGGAATAATATACGCATATGCGGCGCGTGTTTTTTTTCATCCCAGCCGCCTTGAAATTCATGCGGCAGGTACTTTAAAAACATCCGCGCCTTCCAGAATAGCGCTTTTGGCGCACCGATTTTATCGACATATTCTTCCTTGCGACTGCCGAATCCGGCCACTACGCCGTCGTTAAACAGGCACAGCGTCGCCGCCATCGCTACCGTGAGCCAACTCATACCCATATCACGCGACTTTTCAACTAGACCGGATTGTTGGTGTTGCCATTTATCCATAAACCAGTCTACCCATTCGCGCTGTTTGTCGAATAAAATAAACGGAATAAGGGCGGGTAAGCCGCGTTCTATATTACGCGGCTCAAACGTGCAACCCCAATCGATGATAAAGTCGGCGGGATTATTTTTGTAGTGTGCGCTCAGCGCCGGCAATAGCTTAGGATTGGCGCGGATTTTAGCCAGCTTGTCAATGCGCCAACGGAATACTGCCGGGTAATCAGGGTTTTTAAAATCAAACTCAAACGGCAGGGTCATCCAGCCAGCTCCAATCGGCAGGTAGCGTCCACCACCCCCGGCAATGCGGATGCGTTAACCCAGCCGGAGGCCACCATAGCTCATGCGGCAAGCGTGGCTCCAGGCCGTTTTCGGTGCGCTTGTTGGCGCTTCCTGAACGCCCGATATTGTTTTTGCCCACCCATATTTCCGTAGCGCCGTCCTTGTCAGGCTTGTCGGCGTTGACGACAGTATAAATTACGCCGTTGATGCTGCGGCAAAAGGGGCACGCGTCATCGCGTTCGTTGCGGCGTATTTTTGTCCCTTCAGGTTGCCCTGCGATAAACGCCTGATTAGCTATTTCCCCTGCTTCGGTGATAGCGATACGCCGCCAATCGCGGTTCATGTCGCCAAACGTATCGAACAAGGTTTGTTGCAATTTTTGCGGCGTGGCGGCTTCGTCGCCTGCCAGCCGTTTCAGTTGATGGTTCATCAGCGTGCTTTGCAGCGCGCCGCGCAGATCGTCGGTCAATTGCACGATGTTTTCCGCCGCGTGTTGCGCCCCGTAATGCAAAATTTCCTGCGCCATGTCGTTCAGGCGCAAGGCGGCGACCACGCCTTCCAGCGTGGCCGGAAACGACGCCCTAAGCTTAGCGATTTGCTCCGCTGTAGGCGTGGCTCCATCAGATGGCCATAGCGCCTGCACATGACCCATCATGAACGCCTGCGCCTGGGTTTGGATAGCGCTATCAATCATCACTCCAGCGGACAAATGGTCCCGCACTAATAACTTGGATAACAGAGCCATGTCATCGACGCTGAACTGTTCCGGCTTAACGCCGGACAAATAGCGGCGCACGGTTTCAGTGTCGGCGTCTGTCCAGACCGGCGTATAGGCGAGCGCGGGGACGGTTTTTTTACTTGTGTCCCAGTGGGTAACGCCCGCCTGATGGTAATGCCGGCCGTCCAGCCAGTCCTGCAAGGCCAACCTGACTTTAGCGATCCTGACCATGCCGGATTCCGTGTAATCCTCGACGATGGCGCGGATAAAAGGATTGGGATGCGGGTTGAAAATGTCGTCGCCGTTATCGCCGTGAGCTTTGGCAAGCGGTTCTTCATTGTCCCAATAAAAATAGGAGCCCTCATAAATAACGCGCCAATTATCGTATTTGACAAAATCAAGTGATTCATCAATACTATCTTTGGGATAGCAACTACCTTTTGTTAAAGGTTCCCAATCTAACTCACTGAGCTGACCAACGACGCCCTGGCAATCCGGGGGCGCTTGATAGTCTACAAGCGCGTCACGCAAGCGGATAAATGTGGAGGAAGCCCCGGACGATTTACTGAGTCGTTCCGGGGCTTTGTTTTTTTCGGCTTTCTTACCTCTAGCTCTTGGCCGACTGTAGGTTTTTACCTTGTTGTCATATTCATTTTTATCCCAATAATGCGCCGATCTAAACCGATATTCATTAGCGCCTGCTTTCCATTCCAAAACAACCGCGTAATAAATTCCGTCCTGTTGCTTTTCGACATATAAATCCCGGTTGCCGTTTTCAAGAATAATATCGGGTTGAGTGATCGCATCAAGCAAACGCTCCATTAACCGCGCACGCTTTATATCAAACGCGCGGTTGCCGCCCGCTTTGTTTCCTTTTGTATACGCATGGTCTTGGTTTTCATTCAGGTTGACGGCGGCTTCAAAAAAGCCTGATTTACGCTTAATCATTACACGCCAAATACCGGCGACGTAATCACGGTAATAACGTTTTGCCTCTTGTAGCGTGTTAACGTTGGTCGATGGCGGAAAATTAAAGCTATCATTTAATGCAAACCGGCCCAGTCTATCATGATGGCTATTGGCCTTGATTAAGCGCCCGGCTTCCTGATAGCGACGGACAGCCAGCAGTTGCTTGGCGATCTTAATGCGCTCCTGTCCGCCTGCGCTCTCAAAACGACGGGTTAATGCAGAAGTAATGGCGAACATTTAGGCCGCCTTCCGCTTCGGGAAGACTACCAGCAGGCATTTTTTCAGCGGCGTTTCAGTTCTTGCCGTTACTTGTGCCCCAGAGGGTATTCGCCACCTGCCGGACGACTGTCTATCATTCATTTCTTTTTCAAGCCATTTTTTAAACTTTTCCGGTTTTGCGTCAGACAGGTTGTGCTTGTCGATCAGGGTTAACGCCGTGCTGATTTTTTCGTCCGGCAGGTTTTGCACGGCGTCTTTCCGGGCCGCGTCATTGGCGTGACGGTTAAAAAAGGCGTCGATAAAGTTTACCGGCAGCTTTTGTCCGTTGGTTTTCACCCGGCTTTGTTGGGCGTCATCCTCTTGTGGTGGCGGCGGAATCTTAAATACCTTGCCTTTAGTGGCTTGCTGGACAGTCACGGGTTCTTCGGGATGGTTCGCTAAAAACCGTTCCCTATCCGCCTTCTGCCCTCGCGTTTCCGTAAAGACATCAATAAACCCGCCGGTTCGCTGGCCGATAGTTTTTGCTTGATCACCATAAACCTTTTGCAAATGAGCGTTTGCCGCTTGGATAACATCAATTATATTAACCGGCTTTTCGTCATCAAATAGACTGGCGTTTTGTTGGTGCTCAAGTTCCTTCACCAAGAAGTCCGCCATTGCCTTGAACGCTTCGCCCATTCTGGCTGGACTGCGGTTGTTGTCCTTGATGAACTGTGCCATTTGCGCCACCATCGGATCAATATCGCCAAACATATCGCCCTGCTTGATGAATTTTTCGACGGGCATGTTGGTGTCTTTGGCGCGTTTGAGCATTTCCGTGGCTTTGACGATGGCGTCAACCGCTTTCTTGTCGAGCGACACTTCTACAGCATCGGTTAGCTTGTCAGTTGTCGCTTGCGTGTGATGCTCGCTGATTGATCGGGCTTTAATGAAGCCGGGCGCGGCCTGGTTTAATGACTTGATGATATTGCCGATTTCCGGCTTGTCGGTGTCCGCCATCAGCTCAAGCAAACGGTCATCATTGTAGGCTTTGGCGAATATCGCTGACTGGGCGCGGTCGTAGAGCTGTTTGGTCGGCTGTCCGCCTGTGGTGAATAATCCGGCGCTTTCGTCGTCACCCAGTTTGCCCATGAACGCTATAATAAAATCGCGGTTACTGGCTGCGGATAAATCACCATCAATAGAAAGCTTGTTGATAACCGCATCCGTTAAGTGGTTAGCATCGGCCTTGGCCTTTTCGGTGGCGGTCATCGCCAGCATGTCGGATTGGTTGGCCTCGCGGGCAAATTGGGCGCGGTCAAGCTCGGTTTTACGCACCCGCACCAATACCGGGTGCTTCATTTTGGCAATGGCTTTCTTGTCCAGACCGTACATGTCCGCCGCGTCGTTTTCCAGCCAGTCGCGGTAATCGTCGGCATGGCCGGATTGGTAAGCCTGATTGATTGCCATTGTCCGTCCGTTGCCGGATTCCACCACGCCGTCATCGCCCACAATGGGTGCGCCGTTTGAGGCGTTTCGCGTCCTGCCTAACATGTCGGGGTCGAGGTTTTTGGCAATGCGGGCAATTTGCGCCTGCGAGGTGGCGCGTTCGCGGTTGCGCGGTTGCAGTTCCTTCGGGTAAGCGGGGTTGGCGTTGCCGCTGGCGTCGTGGCTGGCGGTCAAATCAACGGCTTCAACCACGGCAAATTGAGTGTTGACCTTGGTGCCTTTGGCGGTCTTGACTTCGTTGTCCTTGCCGGTGGGGGTGATTTTTTGGCTTGCTTTTTTGGCGGGTTCGGTTATGCTTTTAGCCGAGCCTTCGGGTTCCTGTGGCGGCATCTCCGGCGTGGTCTTTGAAATCCTCTGTACGGCTCTACCGCCATTTCTTTCAATGCTGTGGTCATAATAACGGTTGCCATTGCCATCTTCCTTAACAACCGACACAACATCCAATATTTTTCCATCCATTTCGATTTTAACGCCATAATAATGCACCTTGGCGTTTAGCTGTTTCTTGTCTTTATCATTGCCAATGTATTTTGATTTTTCCAGTATTTCAGGCAATACAGCAACAGTTTTCAACAATTCAGCTTGAGCGTTATACGTTGTGTGTTTGATGCCTTTCATCGAAATTAAAATAGCGTCCCCAGTGTCCTTGTTACGGACGGTTTTACCGGCAAAGTTCTTTTGCGCGTAATCCCTGGTCGCCTTAGACATTTCAGTAATGTTTTTTGCTTTTCCAATATCGCCGCCGTCAGTTTTAATGATTGGCGCATCAGATGGCACCCTGTTTAATAATTTTTGCTCATCTTTACTGACCTCGCCGCTACCCTTCCAAAGCTGTTCTTTTAACGCCTTAATGCCTTCTAGTTTGTGATTGATTTTAGCTAACTGGCGCTCATGACCGGCTCTGCTATTTGTCCACTTTTGCGCCTGATTATGATGATGCGCCAGCGCCTTGTTGTGTTCTGACAAAGCTACGGTATCGCCTTTTTTACGCGCAATATCACGTTGCGCTTCGTGGTGAGCAGCTTTGGCGTGATGGTGGGCGATGGCTTTATTGGCCTCCTTGATGCGCCGTTCGTGCAAGGCTTTGTCGGTGTGATGCAACACATGCTGTTCCTGGTGCAGACGCGCCCAATGCGCTTTGTCTTCGGCGTTGATGCCGTCGTGGTCAACATAGATGCTTTGGGCGTCTTTCCGCAGCCGTTTGTCGGAATAGGCCGCGACTTGTATTACTTTGCCGTTTTTTAAGCGGCGCGTGTGCGCGGGGATGAAGGATTTTGCTAAGGGAGAATCTTTTCTGATGTAGAAAATGGCTTTTTGCATATTGGCTTCGGCTGCCTCTTTGCGTAAAAATAGCATTACCCGTTTTGGACGTTTGGAGTCTGTGCTAAAGGCTTTTTGCAGTGTGCCGGATTCGCGCAAGGCCGAGAAAAGCTCATCGTAAGCGGCGTTGATATTGGCGCGGTCTTGGCCTTGTGGGTAGGGTTCGTAATTCCCCGTTTTGTAATCGTTGTTGTCAGCATGGGCGGATAAGTAGGTGTTCTCACGGCCTTCGACCTTGAGCTTGTCCGTCACATAGGCTTCAAATGCCCGCGCCGCCATTTCGCGCGGTTTTGACCAATACTTGTTTTTTTTGCCCTTGTCCAGATTAAGCGCGCCGCCAGCAAAAGCTGAATACTTTTCACCCGTAGCCACTGGCACTGCTCCACCAGCGGGATTGTTATCATAGTAGGCTGCGGTTATCCGCCGCCAATTCGCCGCGCTTTTAAAGGATTTTGGCGTGGTTCTTCCGGTATAAAATCGGTTAATAGCATCAATGGCTTTATCAAGGCTTCCGGCGGTCTTAATATCTTTCGCTAGGCCATAACTAGCGTTATCAAAATTGTACTTGGCGGTGGCAATATCTTTAGGCATGTATTGGACAACCGCTTTTATAGGCATGTCGCCTTCCATCATGGCTTTTCTGAGCTTAATGACGGCATCCTTAACCTTCCCGTTTGGCAATAAATCAGGATTCTCGCTGATGTAATGATTGACGGTTCCAGCTTGACCACCTTCCATTTCAGCAATCATGTTGTCAACGCTGTGCAGCCATTCATGCGCCAACGAGCCTCCGCCTTTCATCTTGGTTAGGTTGATGACACGTTGCACAGGTTCATAGTGAGCCAGTGCATTACCATGACCGCGCGCGCCAAAGGCCATTGCCAATCTGCCGTTTAAGGCGATTTTGTTTAACGGCACACCCAGGATGTCGCTCAAATCACTAAAGGCTTCTGCACATTTTTGGACGTGAAAAATAGCGCTGTCTTTGTCCTTTAAAACCCAATTGCCGGACTGTACGTCACGCAAACCTACCAAATCCTTTAATGCCTTGGTGGAGTCGATATTGATTTGCTTGCCGCCTTTGCGGGTAATTTTATCGGCGACTAATAATTGAAACGGTTTTTCGCGTGGCATGGCTTTACCTGATCCGGTACGCGGGTCTTTTTCAGCCCATGACCAGTCTTTTACATCGCCTTTCTTGGCATTTATGGCATGGGTTAAAAAGGTTTTATTACCGGATTTGTAAATGGCTGGATTAAATTGGGCATAATTTATGCCGCTATATTTATATCCGCGCTTGATAAGTCCGACAAAGTTTTTTCCAAGTGAGGTCCAAACATCTGATAATGGATTTTTAGCATTTTCGCCGGATTCAGATTGCATCTTGCCCATGAATTCATCCGATATTTCAGAGAGTGTTCTCATCACCTCATCAGGTGTTTTGCATGGTTCCATCCGGTCACGTATGGTCTGCAATCCTAAAGCGTAATCTTTGCGCTCCCGTTCTGAGTTTCCGCCTTCTTTGGCGATTGAGTGGTAAACCTTATCAATAAGGAAGCCAGCGCCGGGTTCCATGCCCGTTACTTTAAGCGCGTTCCAGTCCACTGCACCGAATAAATTAGCCTTGGTAATCAAGGTTTTGGCTTCGCGTGGGTTTTGTTCGATCTCTTGCCAATCAATATCGGTGGCATTCAGGCGTGCGCCCGTTTTGCCTGCATTTTTTATACGATTGGCGGCCTTTTCCTTACTGGATCCAGACACGTTTCCGGTATCACGGTAACGGTAGTTTGGGCTGTTGGGGATTAGGTCGTCATCTAGGCTTGCTTTTTTGGCGGGTTGGGGTATATTCGTGTCGTCGTTGCTTTGCGCCGGTGCGCCGGTTGAACGGTCATCGCCAGCGGGTTTTGATGACGCAGTTGCAGAGGCGAGCGGAATGCTGGATTCCTCAGGGTGCGGAACGGACGCGCTCCAAAGCAGCGGATAATTTTTTGATATTCTCCCCATCGGCTTCACAAAAGCCGTTTCTACTCGATAAAAATCACCTTTTTCTGACGGTTTTAACCGAACAAACACCAGTTTGCCTAAAGCTGGCTTTGTCGTTATTTGCTTAACAAGCAATAATGCGCTACCACTTCCTTGCCTGATTTCGTCTGGCTTTTTCGTAGCCTTGGCGACAAACTCAGGAATAGACAAGCCCAATGCTTCAATTTCTTTTTTATGTCCAGCCTCGATATGAGCGACGCCATATTTTTCGCTAGGCGAATCGATACCGATTTGCAATTTTATTTTTCCGGCTTGTCGCCTAATCTGTTTTGAAATTTCTGGGGTAATTTCGCCAAAATCCGTTGCGCCATCGGGCGCGGCAATAAAGTTTTCCGGTTTTAAGATGGGTTTTTGTTTGCTCGTAGCAAACCGCTCACCCAATTTTTCAACATAATGTGCGTGCTGTTTGTCCGCATCGTCTTTCAGCTCGCCTGAACCTTCGATCAGCTTATGCTTCATTTTGCCAATGCCTTCAACAATGGCCTTGGCGTGGTTTAAATCTCGTTCATGGCGGCGGATATGCTGCTTTAGCGCATAGATTTTATTATGCACGGCGGTCACGCTTTTCTTGTTGCCCTCGACTTCGTAACGCTTAGCGCTACGCTCCAGCGTCGCCAACAATTGCTGTTCGGCTGCCAGTTTACGGCTTAAGGCATGGACTTCGTAGAAATGAGCGACATGCTGCTCTTTGTGCATGTTTGAAAACTTGGCCTTATCTTCGTCGGACAGGTGGTTTACATCGTGGCCGTGATCCGGCGCGTATTGCGCGGCCTTTTTCACGCGCTTATCGTAATAGGCGGCAATAGTGACGGTCTTGCCGTTTTTTAAGCGGCGTTGATGCTCGGCAACGAAGGCTTTAGCAAAGGGTTTGCTCTTGTGCCCAGGTGGGTAGATGTAAATAAAGAGGGGCATAGCGGATAATTCCTGATAATGAACGCATAAGCCCCATGCTACCGTCACGACAGGCGCTGTTGTCGTTAAAGTTGTCGTGACGCTATACTTAGCCTATGCCAACACCCGACCAAAGCCAGGCCACCCGGCCCATATCTTTTATCTACCATAACCTGAATAACGCTAACGGGACAAATGGCCGCGCGCCTAAAGAAATGACGCTGACGATTCGCCCGGAAGAACTCACCCGCACCGACACATCGCGGCTGACTACTCACCATACGCTAGGCGGCGCGTTCGCCGATAGTTTTGGCAAGGCGATTCCAACCGTGCAAATCGCCGGGCATACCGGTTGGGGACAAGGTACGCAGCAAAATGGCCTGGACACGTTTATCGCGCTACATCAGTTTATTTACGAGCAATGGCACAGAGATCGGGCGACGGCGGTCAATACGGGGCTTGACCCCGATCACGTTAAATTATTGTTCCACGACCAGCTTGATCAATTTACCTGGGTCGTCGCGCCCGCCTCATTTGTCCTCAAACGCAATAAGTCCAATCCCTTATTGAGTTATTACCAGATCAACCTAACCTGGCTGTCCAGCGACGTTAAAGAAACGCTAGACGCCCTGGAACAAAGTCGCTCAAGCGGTTTAGGCGGCGTCATTGATTCCTGGCAAGCCAGTCTGGATACCATCGACAAGCTTGCTGATGACGCCATTAAAGGGATTAATGATTTTTTAGGCCCGGTTCATGAGTTTATCGGGAAAGCGGTGGCATTAACGGCAAAAATCAGCCATTCCGTGTTGTCGGTGATTCAATCCGGCAATAACATCACCAATGCCGCCACCGGGAATTTATTCAGCATCGCATCAGGATTAACACAAGCCACCGGTAATATCATGGCGGCCGTGTCCGCCGTAGCCAATATCCCAGAGAGTCTGAAAGCAAAAGCCATGCTGCTACGCTCAGCCTTCCTTAATCTGTTTTGCCTGCTTAAGAACACCCTGAACCCGGCCAGGCAATTGCCTGTTTATGATATTTACGGCGCGTCGCTGTGTTCATCGACGGCTGGCGGTAGTCCGCCGCTCACGCTGCTCGGAACCAACACGTTTGAACGGGTGCTGCAAGGCGTCGATGAACAATACACGGTATCGCGCGACGCCGAAAACAAAATCCGTCAATTAGCGGCGGTTGACCCCTTAAATCCACCCAGTCTTGGCGTGTTGAACGCTTGGTCAACCGATGTCGTTAAAGGCGTCAAGTAATGGGTTGGCGTAGCGAAACTATAGGCGTTGACGACACCCTGCAAAGCTTGGCGCTGCGCTATTTAGGCCATGCCCGACACTGGCCGGACATCGCCGCGCTAAACGGGTTATCGCCGCCTTATTTAGCGACTACACCAGGCCCTGGCGTGTTGGCTTATGGCGACGATATTTTATTGCCGATTGCCCAGCCCGCCGCCATTGCGGAAAAACACGACCCGTTTCTGACCGACATTTATCTTAGCGAACACCCGTTCAATTACGGACAACTGACGGTGATAGACGGCGACATTGCCTTAACCAGCAACATCGCTAATTTTACGCAGGCGTTAAGTATGCGCGTTGTCGTTCCCAAGCGTTCGATGTTGTTCCATCCTGGCTACGGTTGTTTTGCCGATACCTTGATAGGCCGCATCAATCGGGCGTCGCTGGCGCAATTGGCGGCGTTTTATGTGAAATCGGCCTTGCTGGAAGACCCCAGAGTCAGTGAAGTTAAAGCCATCAACGCCGTGCTCGATGGCGATCAAATCAGGCTTAATGTGACGGTATTGCCGCATTACGGAGAGGTTATTGTGTTTGATGTTAGGGTTTGAAAACGTTTTATAGCCGCTATTGCGGGTGTTAATAGTTACCCAAAATTTTTCCTACCGCCCATTCCAGCGTTTCCTGCGCGCCTTCGGTCGCCTGTTCAGCCAGTTTAAGCCCCGGTTGCTCGGGGATTAGCCATTTATTAGTTTGCCATTCGCCCATGATGCGGAAGGTCAGGTATTGACTGCTTTTTTGTTTGCCTGAGGACGTATTGAAGCGCGTCATGCCCGCGTATATGTCGGTCGTGTGATGCTCTTTGAGTTTTGGCGCAAGCCCGGCTTCCAGCCTGCCGCCCCATTGATACTTAGCCTGTGCAACATACGGCGTATACAGATAGCCGCCTGCGGACGCCTGCGCTTGCTGGCTTGGCCGCATCCCCATCGACAACACCCGGCTTTTTTCCAACGCCTTGGCCTTAGCGTAAATTTCCGGTGGCATGGCGCTGGCATGTTTGTTGTTGCCCGGCGTGTTATGGCGGAACGGGATAATCAGGTATTTTTGCCCAGGATGTTTTTTGCTGTGCGAAATCCGCACTTTGTTTGACGTATTGAGCGCCTTTTTCAAGTCCCTTTGCGGGCGTCCTTGTTCTATTTCTCCGGCCAGCCGGTAGTCTGTGAACACTTCGGCGGCATAGGGCGATAGCGTTTGCTGTTGCAGGCTCTTGACGTAATTGTCCTTGTCATAAGGCGACAAAGGGGCGTGTTTAATAGCGTTGATCCAGTTTTCCGTCACCTGTTTGACAGTTTCGCCTACCGCGCGGCTAAGCCTGGCCTTGATTTCTTCGTTAAGGTCGTCAAGGTTGCCTTCGACGCGGATATTAAGCCGCATGGGGCATTCCTCCATCCGCCAGCGTCATGGCAAACGCCTTCGCCAATGGCATATCCCGCCGTGGTTTCGCGCCGTAAGCGGCCAAGGCGTTCAAATCGCTCGCGGTTATCTCGCCAGGCAATACGCCTTGTCGAATTAACGCTCCTCGAATAGTCGCATACAAATCCTTTAGCCATTGCAAAATAGCGCCAGTAAACGCTTGGGGTTGGTGGTGATGTTCAGTGACCAGGTAAGCCTTAAACTCTTTCAGTTGCAGGGTGTTAGGCGTATTCGCGCGCATGACGCGCCGGTAGGCGGCGTTTTCAATGGCCGATGCCTGCCCCTGGGCGGCCAAATCAAAGCGCGCCGACAAGCGCTTGTCCAAGGCATTAAGTTGCCCTCGCAATTGACCGTCAATGGCTTCGGCGCGGTGATACAGTTCGTGATGGAGGGTGCCCGGCAAGGTTTTTGTGTTTAGCGCGTCGGCCACCAGGAAGATGCGGTCGTCTGTCCGGTTGTAATAACCCTGGATACGCAAACCGCTGTGGGCGGCGGCGATAACATCGCCGTGCGGGGCGTGGTAGATGGTGGGGATGACGCGCAACACGCCTGAATCGCGCAAGGCTTTGGCGTTTTTGGGCAAAGCGGCAATGACTTGATTAACCGATAACCCGCCGGTCTTGTGCCCCGGTGGGTACTTGTGCCCCAGAGGGTATACATTTTTTTGCCTGGCGAACAATCCTGGTAAATTGCCTTGCTTGACTAGCTGATTCGCCCTAGATAAAACGAGTCCCAGTATGCCGGGTCTTTGGCCGCGCGGGCTTGATATAAGGGACTGGATGAATGCGCCGCGACGAGCCGTTGCCGCACCTGCTCGCGCTCCGCTTCCAGTTCCATGCTCCTTTCGATACTTATCGAACTTGGCCCACCCCACGGGCTGTCCATCTCTTGTTCTAACAAATTGTTTGCTGTCGAAGTCATATTTAATTTCCTTGATTTCCGGGAACTGATTGCGCAACGTAGTCAGGAAAGTATAGATCAGCGCCTTGGTCTTATCAACATCATTGCCTTGCCATTTTAACGGCGCAACGCCAATTTTGGGAATGCCGCGCTTTTGCTCCGGGCTGGGTTCCATGAAACCGGTTGTTCCAAAGCGAAGCGCCAGCGATAACATATTGGCCGTGCGCCTGATTACCGCGTCATCGCTCAAGCCTTCCGGGTCACCGATAAATATCCGCCTGGTATTGTAGGCATAATTGCCCAGCGCCATGTAAATCGCCGCGCCGCCTTCTCCCGTGCTTAACCGGCTGACATCAATCCACAGCTCGTCATCCTTTTGGTAAACATAAAACGGCTTGCCTTTGTCGGTCTTGAACAACAGGCGCTGATCGGCACCGGATTCTTTGGCTTCATCCAATCGGGTATCGTCGCCGATGAAATTAAAATCCGGGGCGATGTCGCGCATGACGCCGGGCAAGGTGGCCTGTCGGCTGACCGGGAAGCGGAACAGTTCATCCACCTCGGCCAGTTCAGTCAGCGCTTCATGAACGAAAGCCAAATCCTCGTCGTGGCCGTCATGGACACTAAAGGTGATGTCATCGGTTTGTTTTTTGGCCCGTTTGTCGTAATGCGGATTGACAACGACGATCTTGCCACTTTTCAGCTTGCGAGAGTAACCGTGGATGTAGGATTTAGCCAGGGGCTTGGGCGTAAAAAACAGCAGCAGGGGCATGTAGACGATGACCTATCGTGGGAATGATAGGCCATCGTAGCGTCACGATAGGTGTTTGCTGTATTGGAAGGGCCGCGCTTGAAATACGCGACCCTTTGCAGCCGCTGTTTTACTAGCCCTTCAGCGCCTCAAAAAACTTCTGTTCCGAGTCTTGATAGATTTCGGCGCTGATCTTAACCACCATTTCGGTATTGCGCCGGACAGTGATGGTTTCGCCACAGGCGCGGCGTAGCGCTTTTTGCAAGTCATCCCGCTCGGCGACGATACAGCCTTTGTCCCTGAGCTTGCCGGCGGCTTCTGCGAGCGTCATTAGTTCTTTATCGTCGCCTATCGAGTGCATAATCAGGCCCTGGTCGTAGAGCTGTGTGACCAGCCAGCGGCGGACTTGGCCTTCGCTATCTAAAGGAGTCAGGTTGATGGTCAGGCCGTGCGGTTGTAGCTTGGGCAACAACTCGCCTGTCACTGACTTGACTTTCAACTCCTCGACAAACGCCTCTAGCTCGGCGCGGGTCAACAGCGGCGAAGGCGCAGGCAGATTGTCCATGTTATCCGGGCATTTGTTGAACGTCAGAAACTCGGCGAACTTCCTGATCAGTTGGTCAGCTGGAGAAACCACATAGCCTTCCGCCATCAGGGACTTTATTTGGGCAGG